CAGCGTGTACCGTCCGGCAAATTGGCTTCGTTACGGCCTACCGCCCAAGTCAAAATAGCCCCAAATTCTTTTTCCAATATTGGCGCTACCTGGTTAAACAATTCGATAGCTAAATCTAATCTATGGGCCGTAGTAATAATCGTTTGCGGCCTACCGCGAAGCTTCGGCATAACAGTAGCCCAATAGCCAACTACCCCAGCGAGCAAAAGACTTTTTAAATGTTGAGTTAATGGACTGGCAATATCACGTCGCTACAGGTTTGTTGGCGCACGACGCGAACGGCGATTTATTGCACCGGCAAGGCCTGGTTAGTGTGGCTAGACAAAATGGTAAAAGTATTTTGCTGGCTGGGGTAGTTGGCTATTGGGCTACTGTTATGCCGAAGCTTCGCGGTAGGCCGCAAACGATTATTACTACGGCCCATAGATTAGATTTAGCTATCGAGTTGTTTAACCAGGTAGCGCCAATATTGGAAAAAGAATTTGGGGCTATTTTGACTTGGGCGGTAGGCCGTAACGAAGCCAATTTGCCGGACGGTACACGCTGGCTAGTTCGTGCTGCTACCCCTACTTCGTTTCACGGTTTAACAGCTGATTTAGTTTGCATAGATGAACTTTGGGCGGTTTCGCCAGACAGCGTAAGCGTAGGACTGTTGCCTACTATGCGTACACGTAAAAGCCCGTTGCTGTTTATGACTTCGACAGCTGGCGACGAGAGTAGTAAAGAAATGCAGAAATGGCGTGAACAGGGTTTACGGGCGATAGACGAAAAAAAGGTTACGTCGCTATATTTTGCTGAGTATTCACCTAGTAGCGATATCGACCCTATGACGCCGGAAGCGTGGATAAAAGCAAACCCCGCTATAGGCAGCACGTTAACGCTAGACGTAATCGCGTCAGAAGCTGAACAGCCAAACCGTAACGCGTTTCTACGCAGTAGCGTAAATTTGTGGACGGCCAGCGCTAACGGCTGGCTACAGCCTGGCGTTTTTGACAAACTTGTAACAGCTGACCCAATGCCCAAAGGCGGCGTACTGGCTATAGAACAAAGCCAAGACGAAGCCCGCTATGTAGGCGTTAGGGCTGCGCTAAACAGTAAAGGCCAAATACAGTTAGCCGTCGAATTTATTAAAGATACTTTGGCTGACTGCTGGCAGGCTGTAGAAAACGCTTGCCAAGACCAAACTACACGGCTACTCATTACGCCAGCTTTTGAAATGTCTTTACCTACAAAATTTGAACGACGCGCTTCTATTGTCGGTAATCGAGAATTACAACGCTGGACAGTAGGCGCTAGGGCAGCAATTTTAGAAGGCAAAATACGGCACGACGGCAGCGCACTTTTAGCCCAGCACGTAGAACGGGCCGTAGCAGTCAAAAATCAAGGCGCTATTACTTTGTCTAGTTTGCGTAGTCCAGGCCCTATCGAGTTAGCCCGCTGTTTAGTGTTTGCGGTTGCTATGGTCAGCAAACCAGCCACGATAGGTAAACCGTTAATTGTTAGTAACCGTAACGCTATTTAGTTTGTGTTTCGGCTAATGTGTAACGCGGGTAGCCGTCGAGTTTCTTAACTTTCTCGTAGGGTAACTGCGGCGGCTACCTACCACCAAAACTTTTATAAAGTGTGGCATACTAAACCAATGGCATTATTTACCCGCAAAGCTGAACCAGCAAAAATAGTTAAGGCCGCTGCTGGTGCTGCGTCTAATCGAACTGGTAGTAATGCTGGTGCTTCACAAATCGGTAACTTTTATGCGTATTCGGACGGCGTTTTACGCCAACGTTTTATGCAAGTGCCGACAATATCCCGCGCACGTGATTTAATGGCGTCCGTTATTGGTTGCTTGCCGTTAAAAATGTATAAAGAAATGTGGAACGGCGAAGAAATGGAATTAGTACCCGAAGCGCCGCGCAGCTGGTTAGCAAGAATAGATAAAGGCGTAACAAATAATTTTATACTCAGTTTTACGCTGGACGATTTACTGTTTTATGGAAGGTGCTTCTGGTATGTTACCGAAAGAGATAGTTCAGGCTATCCAAGTTCGTTTACTCGACTACCTGCAGCAATAGTTACAACACAAGACCAGGCAGCAACTAACGGCGTTTGGTTCGGCCCGTCTAAACAGGTTTTATTTCAAGGCCTACCAATTCGCTACGAAGATTTAATACAATTTTTAAGCCCGATACAAGGCTTAATTTATACTGGCGCTACTTCAGTTGATACAGCGCTAAAACTAGAACAGGCACGTAACCGTAACGCTTCAAGTTTGCAACCAGCCGTAACACTTCGTCAAACTTCAGGCGAACCAATGTCCGCACAAGAATTACGCGATTTAGCGCAAGCATACGACGAAGCGCGTTTCGCTTCAGCTACAAGCGCAGTAAATGAATTTGTAGAAGTAATACCAAATATGGCAACACCTGACAAAATGCTGTTAATCGACGCTGCAGAATATCAAAGTAAAGAAATCGCACGTTTGGCCAATGTCCCCGCATACCTTGTTTCAGTCAGTATTGGAAATTACAGTTACGTTAGTAGCGCTGAAGCTTCACGCGATTTATATACGTTTGGCGTCAAACCTTATATTGACTGCATACAAGAAACGTTAAGCGCTAATAACGTATTGCCGCGCGGGACGGTAGTACGCTTCGACATTGAAAGCTATTTAGAACAGCAAGAAAAAATAAAACCAGACGAAGCGAAAGACGTAGAAACGGTAGAAATAAATGATTAGATTAGTGCCGCAAGATTTAAATTTAGACGCTGCGCCCGCCGGCGCAAAAATGCCCCGAAGAACGTTGGCGGGCGTAGCGGTTCAGTACGACGTCGAAGCGGTAGTTTCGGACGGCCAAAAAGTTAAATTTGCTAATGGTGCTTTGCCGTTAGAAGGCAAGAAACCAAAAATGTATCTTTATCACGATAGTTCTATGCCTATAGGCATTGTGGAAAGCCGCGAACAGGTAGGCGATACTGTGCTTTTTGAAGCCCGCATTAGCGAAACCCGCGCAGGCGACGAAGCGTTACAACTAGCCAAAGACGGCGTTTTAGATAGCGTTTCGGTAGGCATTTTGCCAGTCGAATTTAGCTTTGACGAAGCCGGCACTATGATTATTACTAAGGCCGACTGGCAAGAATTAAGCCTTCTGCCTTACGGCGCTTTTGAAGCCGCTAAAGTTGAACGGGTAGCTGCAAGTATCCACCAAACAGAACCAGAAGTAGAGTTAAATAGTAAACAAGACCCAGAACAAGAGGTAACAAAAATGAACGAACCAGTAGAAACCCCGCAAGTAATTGAAGCGGCAGCCGTACACACTGTTTACGCGCAACCACGCCAAGCTTTTAAACTTCCAAGCACGTCGGAATATATCGCAGCGTATGTACGCGGCGGCGCAGATTTCGCACAACTTAACGCCAACATTAAACAAGCAAGCGTTAAAGCAGCAGCGCCAGATATCACTACAGCCGACACGCCCGGTATTTTGCCAGAAATTATCGTTGGTTCGGTTTACGACGGACTTAACCCAATTCGCCCGTTTGTTAGCGCTATTGGTACTCGCGCTATGCCGCAAGCGGGCGCAACGTTTCGTCGTCCAAAAATTACAGTACGACCAACAGTTACGCAGCAGCCAACAGGCCAGCTAAATACGTTAGACCCGTCAACAGTTACGGTTACAAATACGGACATTTCTAAATTAAGTTTCGGTACGTACGTAACCGTCAGCGAACAAGATTTGGACTGGTCAGACCCTGCAAGCATTGACATTATTTTAAATCAACTTGCTATTGCTTACGGTCAGGCAACAGATAATTACGCTGTCGATACTTGCCACGCTGCAATTTCGCAAACTTCAAGCGTTGCAGATACAGCCGTAGGCGCTGATTGGGTAACAGCAATTTACGAAGGCGCAAGGCAAATTTCGTTAAACACGAACTACCTACCTACGCATATGTTTGTAACGCCTGGTAGCTGGGCTGCGCTTGCGTCATCAGTAGATAACCAAGACCGACCAGTATTCCCGTTCGTAGGTGCGCCTAATCTTATGGGCCAAAACGCAGCGGGTAATTCTTCAGCTACAAGCTGGAACGGTAATCCGCTAGGCCTTGTACTTGTCGTAGACAAAAACGCGCCAGGTTCATTTATGGGCCACGCAGCAGGCCCAGCCGCAGGTTTCGAGTTTTACGAAAACCAAAAAGGCGCAATTTCAGTAGACGTACCAGCCACACTTGGCCGCACTATTGCCTTTAGAGGCTACGCAGCCGCGTTTATGGCAGACGCTACCAAGTTCGTTAAGTTCGTTTAACGACTAGAAAGAAGGCCAGCTATGGCCGTCTATTCGGTCAAACAAAAATATTTAACCGATAATTACGCAGTAGTCGTACTTGTAACTAACGCAGACCCGTTAGAAGTAGGACAAAGCGTAACTATTGGCGCTGTTGACGCCACTTTTAACGGTACTTATACCGTCGCCGCGTTACCTGAATATTATTTTACTGGCGTAGATATCGAAGGCTTTTTTTTATACGACATAGAACAGCCGATAGCTAACCAGGTTCTATACGCAAAAACGGCAGACAACGTAAACATAGTTGCAGCAACCGGCACACTAACTACAACGCCTGTTTGCACGTGGATAACAGCAGGCCAGATAGAAGACTGGCTAGGTATTGGGACGGCTACGGCAGCCGATACAACGTTTTTAACACAATGCGCGGCAGCTGCAAACAATTTTTGTTACGCCAGAAGGCGCGAAGCCGGTTACAAAAACGAAAGTTTAACTACCGTGCCAAATGGGGCAGTTAGTTTAGGGACGATTATGTATGGCGGCGCGCTATATCGTCAACGCGGCGGCGTACAAGATTTTGCGTCGTTTGACGGTCTAGGTACAGCTAATAGTTTCGGTTTGTCGCCAATGATTAAACAACTGTTAGGCGTCGATAGGCCAGCGGTTGCGTAATGCCCCAAAACTTTACCGACCTATTTAATACGTCGCTAACAAATTTAACTACGACACTTACAGCCGTTACAGGTTTACAAGTAGTAAACGACCCGCGAAATTTAACCCCGCCTTGCGCTTTTATTGACGCGCCAAGCTTCGAAGCGTTTAACGCCAACATTGTAAAAATGTCGTTTCCAGTACGGGTAATAACTTTAGGGCCAGGCAACCTCGACGCGCAGCGCAGCTTACTTAACCTTGCTTCGCTGGTGCTGGGTGCTAATGTAGGCGTAACGGACGGTAGGCCTACAGAAGCTTTAGTAGGCGGCGTGGCTTACCCTGCGTATGATTTGACTATAACAATGCAAGCCCAGACAGCGTAAGGATAAACAAATGACTAGCTATATGGTTACTTCGGACAGGTTCGCAGGTTTTAAACGCGGCGATACTGTTACAGACAAAGATTTAGAAGGCGTAGACGTCGAAGCGCTTGTAGAAGGCGGCCACCTATCCACGCAAAGCGCTAAAAAATCTGGTAAAACTAAAGATACAGATACAGACAAGGACTAACCAAATATGGCAACTACCGTTTATCTTTCAAACCCAGCGCTTACTATTAACTCAGTCGACCTAACAGACCAAGCGACTAGCGCAGTATTGACATACAATTACGAACAGCTTGAAACTACAGCGTTTGGCGACACGGCCCGCAAGTTTGGCGGTTCTGCTGTAACTTCGCTGCAAAACAACAGCTTTGAAGTAACGCTTTATCAGAGTTACGCAGCGACAGAAACCGAAGCAACTATTTATGGTTTGGTCGGTATTCAAACAACTATTACGGTTTCGCCAACGGCTGCAGGTCTTGTAACGCCTAGCGCAACGTCGCCAAAATATACGCTTACTGGCGCATACTTGGAAAGCCACACGCCAATTAACGCAAGTCTTGGCGAACTGTCGACTATTACGCTTACGTTTACTGGCGGCACACTAACTAAAGCCGTTTCATAATGGCGCGGCTTTGGCCGCTGAGAACTAAAAAAACAAGCAACGCTAATAAGGCGCTGCCCTACGAAAGGCAAATATGCAATTAACACTAAAAGCCGTATTTAAAGACGGCAACAATTACGAAGTGCAAACTAACTTAATGACCATAGTTCTATGGGAAAGAAAATATAGGCGCAAAGCTTCAGACATAGCTAACGGCATAGGCGTAGAGGACTTGGCCTATATGTGTTACGAAGCCAGCCGCCTAAACGGAATAACCGTCCCTAGTTCGCTAGACGCGTTTATTAACAGCCTTGTAAATATTGAAGTAGTAGACCAGGCCGCCGATTTAAAAGCAGACCAGGCACAGTAAGTTATCTTATGGCTGAAGTGTTAGTAACTTGCCATTACTGGCCTAGCCATATCGAGTTTGGTATAAACGATTTGTATACCGTCGTAGAAATTTTAAACAAACAGAATAAAACTTATGTCTAACCCAAAACTAGTTTTACAAATTGACGGCATAAAAGAAACTTTGGCCGAATTAAACAAATACGACAAAGTTTATAGAAGGCAAGTAACTAAAGATATTAAAGGCGCTGGTGCGCCAATTATCGCTACAGCCCGCCAGCTAATAGGCGACGTCCCGCCGCTTTCGGGTATGGTGCGCGGCAAACTTATTAAAGGCCGCGAGGTTTATTGGACTAACAAAACGGCTAAAGCCGGTCTAAAAATTAAGGTAGGTAGACGCGCCAGTAAAGGCGGCACAGTTCAATTTAAAGACAAATTCGACGCAGAAAATAACCCGCGCGAAAGCCATAGCGTAACTTTTAAAGCCAGGCCCTATCAACTTATGGTGGCGCAGCAAATGGACGCGGCAGGCGCAATATATGACCACGCAGGCATTAAAACAAAAAACACTAATTTTGTTAATAATTTAAATGTTGAAGTTGGTAGCCAGCCACGCGCCATAGACCCAGCAGTACAGCAACATAGGGAAACCGTGCAATTTGCGGTTAAACAAATTGTGGACGAAGTAGCCAAAACCCTAAATAAAAAGTTGAAGGTTCGCTATGGCAATTAACATACCGATTACTTCGACGTTTGACGACACAGGTTTAAACAAAGCCCAGCAAGCGTTAAAAGGTATTGGCGGGCCAGCTGGCAAGTTAGGCGACATACTTAAAGCTTCGGTAGTGCCAGGCCTTATAGCGGCTGCTGGTTCGGTACTTGTATTCACTAAAGGCCTAATGCCAGCTATTCAAGCGGCCAGCGATTTACAAGAAAACACAAGCAAAATAAAAGTAATTTTCGGCGACGCTGGTAAAGCTGTAACCGATTTTGCTAAAACTGCTGCGCGTGAAATTGGGCAAAGTCAAAACCAGGTTTTAGCGGCTGCCGGTACGTTTGGCACGTTTGGTAAAGCTGCAGGTTTAGCAGGCGACCAGTTAGCAACGTTTACGACCGATTTTATTACGCTGTCTGCTGACCTAGCCAGTTTTAATAACACGACGCCAGACGAAGCCATTAACGCTATTGGCGCTGCGTTACGCGGCGAAGCTGAACCGTTAAGGCGTTTTGGCGTTTTGCTTAACGACGCAACGTTGAAAGCCGCTGCATTAGAACTAGGCATATATAGCGGTAGCGGTGCATTGACAGCCCAACAAAAGATTTTAGCTGCACAAAAAGTAATCTACGAACAAACAGGCGACGCACAAGGCGACTTCGAGCGAACTTCAGACGGCCTAGCTAACCAACAACGTATTTTAAGCGCACAATTTGAAAACGTAAAAACCAAAATAGGCGAATTGCTGTTACCTGTTTTTTCTACGTTAGTAAAGTTTTTAAACGACGAAGTACTGCCAGCAGTCGACAGGGTTATAACAGCTTTTGGCGAACAGGGTTTAGGCAAAGGCCTTCAGCAAGCTGTAGCCGAAACTGGTAGCGCCGGCGAAGGTTTAGTAAAAGCATTTAAATTTATTGCTGTTAACGCCGCAAAAATGGCAAACGTCGTTTATAAATCGGTTCAAGTACTTATAGCGCAATTTCAGTTTTTAACTAACAACCCGTTAGACGCTATAAAAACTATGTCTAAAGTCTTTGACGATTTCATAGACATAGGCGCACTAGAAAAAAGCTTCGACAGTTTCGCCTACAAAGTAAACGTTTTACAAGGCGCAGTTTTAAGCCAAAACCAAACAATTTTAGACGCCGAAAAACGGTTAGACAGTTTTGGTAACAAAGCTAAAAAAACTGCTAGCGAACTGGCAGGCGACGACGACGACGAAAAAACTTTAAGCGGCGCGGCAAAGAAAGTAAGCCACGCAGTAAAAGACGCCGCTAAAGCTTTAGAAAAAGAAATGGGCGACGCGCTAGACGCCGCTAAAGACAGACTTAAAAAAGCCCAAGACGCATTTAATAATTTTGCGCAGTCAGTTAGCGAGGTAATTAAGGGCGCTTTAGATTTTGGCGCAGCTTTCGAGGAAGGCGGCGAGGACGCAGGCAGCACGTTTTTTAGTGCGCTACAAAAACAAGCCGATAAAGCTAAAGAGTTTGCAAACCTTGTAGAACAGCTGTTAGCTACGGGCCTATCGCAGGAAGCCCTACAGCAAGTTATCGACGCAGGCATAGATAGCGGCGCAGCTATCGCCAAAGAACTTTTAAAATCTGGTGAAAACGTTTTACGGGCTAACAAACTTGTAGAAGAAACAAACAAAATAGCTGAACAAATAGGCATTTTGTCTGCCAACAAATTTTACGCTGCTGGCGTATCTAACGCCCAACAATATTTAGCAGGCGTTGAAGCTGCTATGGCGATAGCGCAAGCCAAACTAGGTAAAAAAGGTATAAACCTTGCTGACGTTAAAGGCATTAGCAGCGGATTTAATAACGCGATTAGCACAACGCCGACAATGACAGCGCCTACTATGCCCAGCGTTATACCGGTTGGCGCACCAACTGACAAAGGCCAGCCGTTATCGGGCGGCGTAACCATAAACGTAAATAGCCAGCTGGCTACTAAAGGCGAAGTAGGCGAAGCTATTAACGACGCTTTGCGCGCTTATAACCGTCTAAGCGGCCCGTTGCAGTTGCAAATCGCATAATGGCTGGCGTAGCGGTAGTCGGTTCGGGTAATTACGAACTGTTTATAGACACTGGTTTTATTCAAGACGGCTTTACACTCGACGACGCTACAGCGGGCGTTTTAGATAATACGCAATACGTTTTAGACGGTACTACTAATTTTGCACCAGTTTTAGACGGTTGCATAAATGTACGGGTTAAGCGTGGCCGCGAGGACGTAGGCGACCAGTTCGGCGCTGGCACTATGTCTTTTACTCTTTCCGATACCAGCGGGATATTTAACCCGTTCGACCAAAACAGTCCGTATTTTGACCCGTCTACAGCGCAACCAGGTTTAGCCCCTATGCGTAAAGTCGAATTAGTGCGCTACGACAGCACTAACGCAGCCGAATATCTTTTTAGAGGTTACGTTATAAATTATAATTATAATTTTGGTTTAGGAATTTTGGATACAGTTACCGTTTTTTGCGCTGACGATTTCTATTTGTTAAGCCAAACATTTTTAGACGAATACAACGTAAGCGAAGAATTAACAAACGTTCGTTTAGAAAACGTTTTAGATTTACCAGAAGTTAATTTTCCAGCAGCAGCTAGGGACATTTCAACTGGCGTAGCAACTCTAGGCGGTGCGTCGGCTTTTACCGTCCCGCAAGGCACTAACGCTTTATCGTATTGCAGCCAAATTAACGACGCTGAACAGGGCAGGCTATTTATGGCACGGACGGGCGTTTTAACGTTTCAGCCGCGCATAGGTAACACGCTTAGCGCCCCGATAGCAAGCTTTCACGACGACGGCACAAACACGCCTTTTAATCAGTTAGGCATAACTTTTGAAGCTGACCAGGTTATAAATCGTGCAGTAGTACAAATTTTAGGTAGCAATATCCCGCAAACAGCCGAAGATTTAGGCAGCCAAGCCAAATATTTTATACAAACTACAAGCATTACTAACAGCCTTTTACACAATGACACGGCAGCCGCTGACCTGGCCGACTATCTGTTAGAAGGCGAACCAGAAGCCCGCTATACGTCTGTTGGCACGTCGTTTAATATGTTGACTACAGCCCAGCGGGACGCGCTAGCCGTAGTCGATATAGGCGACACAATAACCATAGAAAAAACTTTTACTAGCGGGGTAGGCACAACGCAGCTAGCGCAAGAATTAAGCGTAGAAGGTATTGAACACGTTTTAGACCTAAGTTCAGGCCATAAGGTTTTATATTTTACTGCGCCTACAACTATCGTTTACGAACTAGTTTTAGACGACGCTATCTACGGCATACTAGACGCGCTAAACGTTTTGGTATAGTCTGAAAGGTACTTATGGCAATTCAAGATTTTACAGCTGGACAGGTTTTGACGGCCGCGCAAATGGACAGTTTGCAGGCGAACGATTACAACCAAACGGTTAGCACTAAGACCGATAGTTATGTTTTGGTTGCAGCTGATAAAGGCACTCGAGTTGTAATGAACAAAGCGACGGCTACAACTATTACGGTAAACGACAGTTTGTTTAATGCGGGCGACACTTTGTTTATTCAAAACATTGGTGCAGGTACTTGCACGATTACGGCAGGCACGGCGACAGTAACAACGGCAGGGTCTTTAGCGTTGGCACAATGGGGAGGTGGCACGCTTTATTTTACAAGTGCTAGTGCTGCTATTTTTTTTAGCGGTGGTGGCGCTACTTACGGGACAGCAACAGGTGGTTCATCGTCTAGCATTACGGTTGGCGGCATAAATTACACGCTTTTAACTTTTACTAGCACAGGTACTTTGACGGTTACCAAAGCAGGTTTGTTTGATGTCTATATCACGGCAGGTGGTGGTGGTGGCGGTGGAAACGAAGCCTCACAAGTGCGAGCAGGTGGTGGCGGTGGTGGTGGTGGCAATATCACTACCACAATTTATTTAGACGCAAATCAAACTGTAACTGTCGGTGCAGGTGGCGCTGGTGGTGTTGCGCCATCTGGTGGTTCGATAGGTGGTGCATCTTTAATTGGTTCAAAAATTGGTCTTGTCGGTGGTGGCGCTGGCAAAGGACCAGGAACAACTACTAACAAGGGAAGTGGTTCAACTGGCGGTGGCGGTGCTGGTGCTAACACTTCTGTGCTTCCTGCTCTTTATGGTGATACCGCATACGGTTTTGATAGTGTTACAGGTAACGGAAGTGGTGGTGGTGGTGCAGGTGGCGCAGGCGCTGCGCCTGTTGCTGGCGTTGGTGGTGCAGGTGGCGCAGGCTTAGAACGCAATACTTTCATTGGCGGTTCATCAGACATCAAAGCAGGCGGTGGTGGTGGTGGTGGTACGACTGGTGCTGGTGGTACTGGTAATGGCGGTGGTGCTAATGGCGGTGCTTCAGGCGTTGCAGGTTCAAATGCTGCAGCAAACTCAGGTGGTGGTGGCGGTGGCGCTGGGAATAACGCTGGCGCTGCAGCGAACGGTGGCAACGGTGGTAGCGGAATTGTCTATGTCAGGTTTAAGGTATAACAATGGCACACTTTGCAAAAGTTGTAAACGATGTAGTGCAACAAGTAATTGTTGTGTCAAATGACGATTGCGGCGGCGGTAATTTTCCCGAAAGCGAACCAATAGGCCAAGCGTTTATTGCGTCACTAGGTTTAACAGGCAAATGGTTACAGACCAGTTATCACGCAAATTTTCGCGGTTGTTACGCAGGTATTGGATATATATTCAATGCAACGCTTGGCGAGTACGGCGAATTTGTTGAACCGTTAACACCTGACCCAATTGACCCTAAAAACGAACAATAATGCGATGCGATACAGGTTGTTTGCGTTAGTACTTATGTTGACCGCTTGCGAAACCACACGCGACAATACAATAACGGTTAAGTCAAAAGTTAAAAATATGGTTTTAGATAATTGCAACGTACCTGACCGTTGCGGGATAACGCCGTGAAACGTTACCGGTACAGCCCAGACGAACTACACGCTCGCCTAATCGTTACCGTAGGCATATTATTAGGCTTAGTTTTTAGCGTCATTGTCGTAGGTATGGTCTACGGCCTACTTTTCGTAAGCCAACCAATAGAACAAAGCCCAAACGACGCAGCATTTATAGATTTAATGTCGACTATTGTAGTTTTTTTAACTGGCACATTATCGGGCCTGGTTGCTTCAAACGGTATTAAAAGTAAACGTAACGAAT